AGCGAAGGTAGTAGAGAATAAAGCAAATGGCCCGGCCATCGTTGACCTTTTGAAAAAAGAGATCCCGGGAATGGTAGAGTTCAACCCAAAGGGCAGCAAGGAGGAGCGTGCAATCAGCGTAACACCTTACTTTGAGGCGGGAAATATATGGTTCCCGGATCCAGCGACCCACCCATGGGTACACGATTTAATCAACGACCTTTTGATATTTCCAAAGGGAACATACAAGGACACGGTGGACGCTTTAGTTCAGGCGATCCTTTATCTAATGGATAAGCCATCAATTACCGGCCCACCAAAGACCGGAGGCCTTCAAAAGAACAGCTACTGGAAGAGATAACAAAAAGCATGGTGCAAGCACCAGACAAGCACCAGACAATAATAGTACCAGCACTACACCAGTACAGTAAAAGCACAGCCCGATGATGTGGAAATGATAAAAATGATAAATTCGATGATAAAAACGACAGAGCGTCGATCATTGAAAACGCGCTAAAAAGACATCAAACGAGGACTTGAAACACAGTAAATACAAGGGTTTGCAAAAAGCACCAGACAAGCACCGTGCAAGTACCATAAAGGCACAGTTCTTTCCGGGCTGGTACCCTATTACTGGTACCCTATTACCTATTACCTTTTACCTATCACTGTTAACACCAAAAAAATGGTGAGAGGGAGAGAGGAGGAAAATAAAAAAAACAAATAACAGAGAGGAGCACTCACAATGGATAGTAAAGCATTTCAATTAAGAGCACGCTTCATGCGAGAGGCGGAGGAAAAAGGAACAACAGCACAAATGATGATAGCAGCCGTTAGATTACCAACCGGAGCCGTTGAGGTTATCACAAACACCGCGCTGATACCAACAAAGATAGAGTATTACAACACCGCATACGATGAGGAGTTCAAGCTCAAAGCAAATCACAATGTCCAGATAGTGGGCTTCATGTTTGTGTAACCAAGGTACAACGGAGAAGGAGGTGAGAAGAGAAAATGGGAAATAACAGCTTTAAAGAAATGGGACGCCTGGGCCAGAAGAGATACGGCGGCTTTTTTTACGAGGAGTTCTTAAAAGAGCTTCAGGGAAAGAAGGGCGTGGAAGTCTTCAGGGAGATGAGCGAGAACGACGATGTGATCGGTTCGATCCTTTATGCAATCGAAATGCTAATCAGGCAGGCAACATGGAACGTCCAACCGGCAGGCAGCACGCCAAAAGATGAAGAAGCAGCAGAATTCATATACCAATGCATGGACGACATGCAGGACACATGGACAGACACCATATCGGAAATCCTGTCCTTTTTGACGTTTGGATGGAGCGCTCACGAACTCGTATACAAACGCCGCGCAGGCAAGAGCAGAGATCCGAAGCTGAACAGCAAATACAGCGATGGATTGATAGGATGGCAGAAACTACCCATTAGAGCACAGGAGACCCTGTGGGAGTGGATATACGATGATGGAGATAATCTCCTGGGAATGTCGCAGATGCCACCGCCAAAGTTTGAAATTCTTGAAATACCAATCGAAAAGTTGATGATATTCAGGACAAAGAGTAGGAAGGGCAGCCCAGAAGGAAGGAGCATTCTACGTAACGCTTACCGCAGCTGGTACTTCAAGCGCAGGATCCAGGAGATAGAAGGAATCGGAGTAGAAAGAGACCTGGCCGGTTTTCCAGTGTTGACAGCGCCAGAAGGAATGAACATCTGGGACGACGACGATCCGGACATGGCAGCAATAAGAGCTGCGGCCGACGCAATCGTTCAAAATGTGAGAAGAGACAGCCTCGAAGGCTTATCAATGCCATCCGGATGGAAGCTGGAGCTATTAAGCACAGGAGGACGCCGACAATTTGACACAAATGCAATCATCGAAAGATACGACACCAGGATAGCAATGACAGTCCTCGCAGATTTTGTATTATTAGGCCACCAACAGGTGGGAAGCTTCGCACTTTCAAGCGACAAGACGGAACTCTTCGCAATGGCGGTAGGAGCATACCTGGACATTATATGCGAGACATTCAATAACAAGGCAATCCCGGCACTTATAGACCTAAACGGCGAACACTTCAACGGAATAACAGACTACCCAACACTTGAACATGGGGATGTTGAAGGAGCAGACATTCAGGCACTGGCGGCATACATCAAGGATATGACAGGCGTAGGCGTGCTGGTACCAGACGATGGAATAGAAGACTTTGTAAGAGAGGCAGCCGGACTACCAGAGAGACTGGACGACAGCATGGCACCAAACCCAAGGCAGCCAAAGAAAAAACCAGGAACAGAAGCAGATCCAGACGACCTGGGAGAGCTTGACGACGACGAGGAAGCCGTGAAAAAGGCGAAAGAGAGACTGGGGAGGTATGATTAATGATCAGGATCAAGAAATCAATTCACCGACACCCGGTACTCAAAGCTAAAAAGAAAAGCGCAGCTGCAGAGGACGTCCTCGAAAAGCTCAATTCATTTCTTGATGCAACGGAACCAGAACCGGTTTATTTCCTCACCAGGATGTGGAATGATCAGCAGCAGGCAGTAACATACAAAGAACTCCGGGAGGCAATACAAAGCGGACACCTGGATGAGAAGACCCTGCAGGCATGGCAAAACGACTATGCTAATTTTGTTAATGAGAAATTGAAACCGGTATGGACAGAAGCAATGACGGCGGCCAATGCAGACCTGATGGCCAAGCACCCGGATTATTTCTTTGATCCAATGAGCCAGGAAGTGCTCAAATGGACAAATGAGCACGGAGCCCAGTGGGTATCTTCGATATCAGACGAGCAAAAGGAAGCCATAACAGCAATGCTGGATAATTCATTCAGCGGAGATTTTACAGTTGATGAACTGGCCAGGGCAATACGCCCGACCGTAGGACTGAACAAAACCCAGTCAAAGGCGAACGTCAACTATTACAAACACATAAAAGAGAGCTTGCTGGAGAATAACCCAGGCATGAAAGAGACCACGGCCGAGAAGAGGGCGAGGGATGCAGCCCAGAAGTACGCAGCCAAGCAGCACAGACAAAGAGCTTTCACAATAGCAACCACAGAAATGGCCTTCGCTTATAACAAGGGAGCTGACGAAGGAATGAAACAGGCCCAGGCGCAGAACCTCATAGGCAAGGTAAAAAAAGTATGGAGCACAGCAGCCGATGAAGGCGTGTGTTCAATATGCGGAGGATTAGACGGAACTGAAATAGATATGGAGGAAGATTTCGACTTCAAAGGGCATACACTGTATAGCGGGCAGAAGCAAACACCCCCAGCTCACCCGCGCTGCAGATGTGCCGTTCTTTACATTGAGACGGAACCACCAAAGTATCAACCAGAGCCGGAGCCAGATGTAATCCAAACATGGAGCCAGCAAGACCAGGTACCCGTACCAGAACCACCGGAACCAGAACTACCGAAAATACCAGAGGCACAGAAAATGCCAAAAGGAATGAAGTACAACGGCAAGCCAAACCTCGGACAGACTGGAGAGATCCATTCATACCTTGACGAACTGGGAGACGAGTGGTTATTCAAACCAGCACAGACCAAAAGCGGAAATCCGGAAGCCTTCAGGGCATACGTCCAGGAGGCAGGATATAAAGTCCAAGGAATAGTGGATCCGGAAACAGCAGTACCGGTAGGAACAGGAGAGCTCGGCGGCAAGTTTGGAGCTTTTCAGAAGAGAGTAATGACTGTAGACGACACGGTCGACCTGAAGCATTGGCAATACACCAGCG